CGCCCGTTACGACAAGATGGAAGAAGATGTGGTGAACCTGGGCAAGGAAATTGACCGCCTGGAACGCCAGCAGCGCATGGATGCCATGATGGCTCAGCCGACTTCGGCGCCTATTGTAGAACAGCCGGGCAAATCGAATCCGGAAGGTGAGAAGAAAGGACTCGCATCCAATGCCTACAAGAAAGCCTTCTGGGACAGCATCCGCCATAAGAATTTCATCGATGTGCAGAACGCTTTGAGTGTGGGTACCGATGCTGATGGCGGCTACCTGGTGCCGGATGAATTCGAGCATCAGCTCATCGATAAACTCCAGGAAGAAAACTTCTTCCGCAGCCTGGCAACGATTATCCATACCAGCGGCGACCGCAAGATTCCTATCGTAACGGGACACGGCGAAGCCGCCTGGATGGAAGAAAACGGCCTGTATCCGGACAGCCAGGACACCTTCGGCCAGCAGTCCATCGGGGCCTATAAACTGGGGACGGCCATCCGTGTGTCGGAAGAACTCCTGAATGACAATGCTTTCGACCTGGAAAGTTATATTTCCAGTGAGTTCGCCCGCCGTATCGGCACGAAGGAAGAAGAAGCCTTCCTTGTCGGTGATGGCAAGAGCAAGCCGACCGGCGTGTTCCCGTCTGCGGAATTGGGTGTCACTACTAATGGGGCTTCTATCACCTTCGATGATGTCATCGATTTGTACCATTCCCTGCGTATCCCGTACCGCCGCAAGGCTGTATGGCTCCTGAATGATTCCACCATCAAGGCACTGCGCAAGGTCAAGGACAACAATGGCAATTACATCTGGCAGCCGTCCGTCACGGCGGGGACTCCGGATACCATTCTGAACCGCCCCTGCTACAGCACATCCTTTGCGCCGGAACTGTCTGCTGGCAATCGTCCAATCCTCTTTGGCGACTTCAGCTATTACTGGATTGCTGACAGAGAATCCCGCTCCTTCAAGCGCCTCAACGAGCTGTATGCTGCCAACGGCCAGATCGGTTTCCTCGCCAGCCAGCGCGTTGATGGCATGCTGATGCTTCAGGAAGCGGTCAAGGCGCTCGAAGTGAAAGCGAAGGCCTAAGCCATGCTGGTCAGCCTGGAAGAGGCCAGGGAATATCTGCGGATTGATGAGGATGACACATCGAATGACGACGTCATCCTGTCATCCCTGGAAACAGCCCAGTCGCTGTGTCTGGACTTGGCCCGCTGCGAGGAGGCGGATGCCGAAGAAAACCCGGTCGTATTCCATGAAGCTATCCTGTATGCTGCCGCCTTTTTGTATGAGCACCGGGAAGAAGCAGATTATTCCGGACTGCTGAAGATGCTGCGATGGCTGTTGTTCGGTGTGCGGCGCAGCCGCTTTTGAAAGGGGATGAGGCAATGCAGGTGGGAAAACTTAACAAGAGAGTGCAGATTATCAGCCGGAAAGCGCAGACTGACGATTTGGGGTTCGATACGTTACAGGATGTGGTCCATTGTACCTGCTGGGCATCCATCGAGCCTGCCAGGGGCAAGGTGCTTTATGAAATGGAGCGCAAGACAGATACGGAGTACAGCAACATCACCATCCGCTGGCGGCCGGGCATTACCCACGACATGAAGGTGAAATATCAGGATCATCTGTATGACATCGATACGATAGTAGACCCGTATATGCGCCATGAATCACTGGAACTGTACTGTACGGAAGAAATCAGGGGGCAGGACAATGAGCAGGGGTGATTTGGATATACAGGGATTAGATGAGCTGTCCGGCAAACTGCTATCGGCCATCGAGGAATTTCCAGGAACTGCTGAAAAGGGGCTGGTAACGATTGGCAACAAACTCAAGAAGGAATGTGTAAACCAGACCCCGGAAGGCAGTACGGGCAAGCTGAAGAAGGGATGGAAACACAAGGTCAAGGGTTATAACGGTTCGGAACTGACTTATGAGCTGACGAACAAGCACCCGGTCCATCACCTGTTGAACAACGGGCATGTCAAGAAAACGCCTGGCGGAAGAACCGTAGGCTATTACGAAGGCCAGCACTATACGGAAAAAGCCGTGAAGCTGTTCGAATCCCAGGGCTTGCAGCCCGGCCTGGAGAAGCTCGCGAAGAAACTCATCAAGAAGGCGGGCGGCCTATGATTCATGATATCGACATTCTGCAGGCGGTACAGCAGAAGCTGAAAGAACGGTTCCCGTATCCCGTATACCTGCAGGAGGTTAAAGAAGGATTCCGGCCGCCCGCATTTTTCCTGAAATCCATGACGGTAACTTCGCCGCAGGGCGGTAAGGAAGTATACCGGGATACAGATATTTACATCACTTATATACCACAGAAACAGGCAGCCAGCGCATCCATATACGAAGTGCTGGCTGCCGCTGAAGACCTGTTCCGTGACGGGATTGCCGTCCAGGACAGGTTTTTTGCTGTCCTGAATCTGAGTGAAGAACTCATTGGACAGGATAACGACGGCGGACGGGTGACGCTGACCATCCAGTATTATGACTCCGCCGATGAAACGGAAACCGCTGAATTAATGAAAGTATTGCATCAGCGGTACCGGGGAAAGGAGACAACGAAACATGAAAATGCCATCCATTAATGTCGTGTTCAAGGAAAAAGGCATCAGCGCTATCGAGCGCAGTGAACGCGGCATTGTCCTGATGATCCTGAAGGAAGAAACGCTGCCTTCAGAAACGGAGACGAACTTGTATACGGCAGATGATATTCCCAAGGAACTGTCGGACAGTAACCGGGAACAGTTGGAACTGGCGCTCCGGGGCTATGTGAACAGTCCGAAGAAGGTCATCGCCGAAATCATCAGCAGTGAGACGGAAGACTATACAGATATTCTGAAGGTTATCGAAAATAAACGCTTCGATTATCTGGTTATCCCGGATATTGAAACGTCGCATATTGATACCATCGCCACCTGGGTCAAAGGGATGCGTACCAATAAAGACAAGATGATAAAGGCTGTGCTGCCAGACTGTACGGCAGACACGGAAGGCGTCATCAACTTTGTCAACAAAACTATCCAGACTAAGACAAAGACATATACGACAGCGCAGTATTGCAGCCGCATTGCCGGCATTATCGCCGGGACGCCCATGACGATTTCCTGTACCTATGCACCGCTGCCGGAAGTTATCGGCTGTGATGTCTGGACGAAAGAGGAAATGGATACCATGGCCGGTGCCGGAAAACTGTTCTTCTTCTTTGACGGCGAAAAGGTGAAACTGGCCCGGGGCATCAACTCCCTGGTGACCACTGTCCAGGACAAGGGGACGAGCTTCCAGAAAATCAAGCTCGTGGATTTGATGGACATGATGCATGATGATATCCGCACGACGGCCCAGGACCATTACCTTGGCAAGTATGCCAACAGCTATGCGAACCGGTGCCTGTTGGTGACGGCTATTCAGGGTTACCTCGACCAGCTGGCTCAGGAAGGACTGCTGGAACAGGATCAGAATACCGCCTATATCGATGTGGAATCCACGAAAATCTGGCTGGAATCCAACGGCAAATATACCAAAGCGGAACTGGCAGATATGTCCGAAATGGATATCAAGCTGGCCAATATTGGAAGCAATGTGTTTATCGCCGTCAAGGCGTCGCTCCTGGATGCCATGGAAGACGTGACGGTAACTATTCATATCTAGGAGGTGAGGCAGTATGAACAGCATGGAAGCCAAACGGGTCATGAACGGCAAGTACGCCGACCTTTATATCGATGGTGACCTGATGGCCGAAGCCACCGCCTTTAAGGCCGAAGTCACGCTGACCAAGGAAGAAGTGAAGATGCTCCGCCATGTGGGCAAGGGTTATAAGGTCACGGGGTATGACTGCAAAGGGGAACTGAAGCTCCACAAAGTGTCCAGCTACATGATCAAGAAGATGAACGACAACATCAAGGCGGGCAAGCAGACCGTAGTGACCATCGTTTCCGTCCTGGATGATAAGGATGCCATCGGCAGCGAACGCATCGTCATCAAGGATGCCACCTTCGACAGCCTGATTCTGGCGGACTGGGAAGTGGACAAGATGGGTGAGGAAAGTTACAGCTTCACCTTCTCGGACTGGGATTTACTGGATTTAGCATAAGGAGAAAATGACTATGAATATGGTAGACAGGCTGCTGAAAGCAGACGTAGTGAACAAGCTGGTCGAACGGCCCACAAAAAAGGTGAAGATGGAGCGACTGAGTAAGCTGTTTGGCTTTGATTTCGTTATCACGCTCCGGGCCATCGACCCGGAACGCTATGCCGACATCCAGAAGATGGCCGTGGATTTCACCAATGGCAATGCCGATAACGTGGATATTTACCGGATGCAGACCCAGACGCTCCTGGCAGGGATTGCCGACCCGGATTTCAAGAACAAAGAGTTGATGGAAAAATTCGGGGCAACCCTGCCGGCGGATATTATCCGTAAACTGTTTCTGGCCGGTGAGATTGCTGACCTTACGGCACAGATTACCGAACTCAACGGTTACACTACCCAGAAAAAGGCGGATGAAGCCGTAAAAAACTGATTCAGACCGATGGCGAAGTGCAGGCGATGTACTTCCTTTTCAGGGACCATCACCTGCTGCCGTCAGAGGTCATGAAACTCGGATACGGTGAACGGCAGGTACTGTACGCCTTTTTGCGGTATGAGATAGCAGAAAGAGAGCAGAAAAAATAAAAAGGATTCCCGCACTGCCGATGCCTTCGTACGTCCGGCAGCTACTGCTGGCAGTACGATTTCTCTGCCAGAGGGGAATCCTTGAATCT